TTCTACATTTTAATAGAAAATAATATCAAAAATGTTTTGAGAAAAGAAATCCAGTACATATATTTGCAACGAAAACATGGAGTATGATAAAAGTTAGTGCGGATAAAGATGCAGATCAAAGGGAAATATACAACAAGATAGTTTTATGTCCGATATGCGGTCAGAAACTAACTGATATAAGCTATGTCAATGGTGTTGTTATATTGAGAGTGAAGTGTCGTAGATGCAAGAGCTACATAAATGTGGATATTGTGGGTACAAAGTAGTTTTCAGGATAACATCGCGGAGTGGAGCAGTTGGTAGCTCGTTGGGCTCATAACCCAAAGGTCATTCGTTCGAGTCGGATCTCCGCAACAATAGTTGGAGTTGCCGCATTGTTTCTCCCTTCGATGCGGCGTATGGGGATAAAGGGAGAATATGGAAAGATGGCAGACGTGGTGTATGCGCCGGACTGAAAATCCGGTTAAGGTGATTCGATTTCATCTCTTTCCACAAAACCTATACGGTGTGGTTCGATTCCCACAGGTACGCCATAATGGGGGTATCGCAGGTCAGGTGAGTATAGGTATATTGTCCGGTTAGCTCAATAGGTAGAGCAATACACTGTTAATGTAAAGGTTGGTAGTTCGATTCTATCACCGGGCGCAATGAAGCGGAGATAGTTCAGTTGGAAGAACGTCAGATTCCAAATCTGATTGTCGGGGGTTCGAGTCCTTCTCTTCGCGCATATTGAGCTATGGTGTAATGGTAACACAGCAGATTTTGGTTCTGCTATTCAAGGTTCAAATCCTTGTATCTCAACAAATGGCGTATTCGACTAACGGTTAGGTCGTCACCTTTTCACGGTGGAAACCAGAGTTCGATTCTCTGATACGCTACACAAAATGAATAACGTCCGAAGTACAAGGGAAATGCGGTGGTTTCACAGAGATGTCTTGTAGGCCGCATATTGGAAGTATGGGTGAGTGAACGATACCACCTCTTTGCTAAAGAGGCAAGCTGAAAGGCTTCGGAGGTTTGAATCCTTCTGCTTCCGCAAAACGGGTAGTTACCGAAGTGGCAAACGGGATAGACTGTAAATCTATTGGCTTTCGTCTTCATTGGTTCGAGTCCAATACTGCCCACTATTAAATGAAAAATAAGACCAAAGAGTCAGATTGATGCAAAAAGCATTGTCTGACTCTTTTTTTATTCAACATAAACACAAAATAAACACGATGGAACAAGAAAAAATCTTATCCACATTAAGCGAGAAACTTGGAGAAACCAGTTTTTCACCGCAGACATTACAGACGTATGTAGAACTTAATCCCATAGCCGAAGGTTCGGAGCCTGACGAGGCTTATTGGAACAAAGCAGTGGGTTTTCTGAAAGGGATGCAAGGGCAATACAACCACGATGTCGCAACCAAAGTTGAGGACTTTAAGAAAAACTATAAGCCCCAACCGACTCCCCCGACACCTCCAACTCCACCGGTACCACCGAAAAACGATGATGAACTGGAGAAGAAGCTGAAAGAATTGGAAGCACGTTTAGATGCAGAAGACAGCAAAAAGGTTCAAGCTGACCTGCTAAAGAAGGTTACGGCTGCAATGAAGACCAAGCAAGCGAATGATGATTATGTGTTGAGCAAGACCTTACAAGGGGTAACTTTCGATACCAAGAAAACTGTTGATGAACTGGTTTCTGAATTTCTGCCGAAATATGATGCAGAATATAAAGCGTGCAGGGGATATGGCACTGCCCCAAGAACTTCTGACGGTTCAGGTGGAACACAACACAATGCAGCCAGCAGATACTTTGAACGTAAAGGCAAGAAGGAAGGCTGGAAGAAGAATTGAAATTATTAACTCTAAAACAGTAAATGTATGGGAACGATGGGTAACACGTTTGATGTGAACACCATGAAATACGGACATGCCCGTAAAGTGTGGCGTGAAATCCGTCACCGTTATCCGGGCGGTGGTATGGTGAGCAACATTTCCGATTGGGTTGCGGTTGGCAAAATTCCTGCCGGTACAGCTGTGAAGTTTGATCTTTCAGGTAAGACATTCACCGCTTATACGGACGCACAGATCAAGGCGGCTGAATCAGATATTACCACTCTTGGTATTAATGGCTATTTGCAAGAAGATGTTCTTGTAGCCAGTGAAAACACGAAGGCCAGTGGGACAGTAGTCTATGCCGGAGAGATTTATCAGTACATGTTTGACGAAGAAGTGGTTGCTATCCTGCAAAAGATTACTACACTTCCTCAAATTGTATGGGTGCAGTAGAAGAATTTGAAAATAACATTTAAAACACGACAATTGTATGAATACACTTCCTATTGATTTGTACAAGGTTATCGAATATGGGCTTGGTGGGGACACTTGGCAAGAATTTATTGACCGTTACAAGGAGAAGTATGACCTTCTCCAAATTGATGGTTTTGAATTTGAAGCAACCAAGTTGGATTATACTTTCTCCCAGCTTATTACGAGCCTCGGCGTGAAAACGCTGCCAGCTTACGTTGATCCGGAAAGTCCGGGCTATGAAGCTGCATTGGGAGAACTCGAAGGACGGACGGGTAACATCCCGACTCAAAAGAAGTTCTATCGTTTGAACCGTGTGACTGTAAGACAACAATTACAACTGTTGCAACGGGTAGGCATGTCCGCATTGACGGAAGAGATGCAGAATGTATTCTTGGGCTTGCTTGATGAAAGTGCTGACGGTCTTATCGGATCGTATTACAATGCGCTTACTCACCAGCGAATGAGAATTGTTTCCACGGGTAAGTTCACTATTGATACTGATAACAACCCACGTGGCTTGAAAGGTATCACTATTGATTTTAATATCCCTGAAAACCATTATCAAGTATTGACCGGTACAAGCCGTTGGTGGACTAAGGATGAACATATTCCGGCAAATCAAGGCTCTGCCTCTGATCCGATTATGGATATAAAGAACAGAGTGAAAGAGATTCGCCGCAAATATCATTATTTGGGCAAGATCAGGATGGAGCTGGCGCAGGACTTGTGGGATGATTTAATGACTCATACTGCGGTTCTTAAACGTATCGGTCATTCTCTCTATCCGACTGTGACGGATGATAGTACGGTTATTGCCAATGCACAGAATGAAGATGAAGACCGCCTGAAAGCCATTTTCAAGAAACTGGTTAAAGTGGATGAAATCGTACCACGTGACAGCTATGCTTTTGTTGACAAGCCCGGTAAGGATGCAGACGGACAGCCTGATCTTATCACTGAACAAGTGGAAAACTTCAAGGCTACCAATATCGCCTTTATACCGGTAGGTCAGATTGGTACAATTCAAGGTGTGGAACCTTTGACTTTGGGATATGAGGCAAACAAGGTTGCTTCTTATGACGGTGGACGTTTGAAACTGACACAGAGAGCCAATCCTGAAACACATTCAATCTATATTGAAAGTGAAGCCGCCCAAATGTGTGTGCCGAGAATGCCGCAGTATATGTTCATTTCTACTGTGACTGTGTAACTCTTAACTTCATGCAAGAATGAGTGAGGAACTTTCTCATACGGAAGATATGACCATTGAAGACTTTTTGAGTGGCGCAACCGCTTATGAAATAGCGGATAACGCCCTCAAAAGGGTTCTTGTCAAGCGGAAAATCGCTTTTGGAACAATGGTAAGTGAACTGACCGAAAGGCAACTTGATCTTGCCACTGCCGATATTTATATGTGGTGTGCAAGCACTCCAAGCAGTAAGAATGATACCGAAGACAGTGACGGGGGATGGAAGCATAAGGAAGGTGGTTGGCAGACCAGCGCATACGACAAGCGGCAACTCCGTGAAATGGCGAACAACTGTATGAGAAATGGGATGAAGAAGTTGTAAAGGGCACTAAAATCAGAATAGTCAATTTTTGAGTATGAAAGTAAATAATCCACGGCATCCGCACAAATGTACTGTTTACCGAATTATAGGTGAGGATTCTTTCAGTGATGGTAAGAAAATGATCTTATATGAAGGTATATGCCGAAAGGAAGGTAGTACAAATTTGAGAACATTCAAAACTAATAATGTGATAAAAAGCGATTATCTGTTGAGCCTTCCCGGAATTGTTGAAGGAATATTGGCCGGTGATTTAATAGATGTTACGGACAGACAAGGCACTTTCACTCAATGTATGGTTACTGATAGCTATGCTGGAAATTTGGGAACAACTGTGTATTTCAATCTTGCAAAGAATTAACCTATGGATAACCGGAGTAATGACATATTGTTTGACGAAGGAATGAAAAAAGCAAAGGAACTTGTTTCAGGATATATCTTTGATGTCTTGATTAAATGTTGTGAAGACCTTATCCAAGATGCACTTGATAATAAGTCCGGCTTTCAGAATCTTACGGGTAATACAATAACCAGTTATGCGTGCGGATTATTCATGGACGGTAGATTTTCCTATTTCGTTTGTA